GGATTGATAACGATGGTAAGAAACCAGAAGATTTTACCGTCTTGGTTGATATTGATGATACGATTGAAGATTTGTGCGGTGCTTGGTGTAGATGGCTTAATGAACGATATGGCACATTCGTCAAGCATGAGGATATTACAGATTGGGATGTATCTAAATTCTTTCCTTCTCTAACAAAAGAACAGGTTTATGAACCGCTGCATGATGATGATTTCTGGTACACGATTGAGCCGATACCGGGGGCGATCAAGTATTTGGAAATGATGGTGAATGATGGTTTTAATGTTTATCTTTGCACTTCTACAGATTACAGAAATGTAAAACCAAAATATGAAGCTATTATTAAGAGATACTTCCCGTTTATTGATTGGCGAAAAATTATTGTAGCACATAATAAGCAAATGATTAAAGCTGATTTCTTGATTGATGATGGGACTCATAATTTAGAAGGCGGCGATTATCACAAAATTTTAATGTCTGCACCACACAATAAAAGTTATAATGCAGAATTAAATGACATGATTCGTGTTAATTCATGGGAAGAAGTATATAACACAGTTAAAAGGATTGCATTACAATGAGTAGAGTATTTGATATTTCATTAGCGATTTTCATTGCATTGGCGTTAATGACCATTGTTTCATTCTTCTTTTGCGGATATTTCTCAGACAGAGCGAAAGGAAACAAAAATAAGAATGAGAAAGTGTCAAATATACTTGCTGCGGTTTCGTTCTTTTCACTTTGCTCTATATTTATCTTAATAATTGTGTTTTTGATTTACACAGCAATTCAACTATTCACAGGAGTAAACCATGCGAGTTGATATTTGGAAAACAGATAGGCAATATGATCTAATTCTTGCCGATCCACCTTGGAGGCAAGCAAAAGGCGGGAAGAAAAGTGTTAGACCACAAAGCAGTGGCACAGAGCTTGATTACCCGGTGTGTTCACTTGAAGAAATCAAAGATCATTTGCGGCAAGCTACAAGCCTTGCTCCGGGGGAGAACTCAATTTTGTTTCTTTGGACTATTGATAAATACCTATTTGAAGCACAACAAATAGCCGAAGAATTGGGTTATAAACTTCATGCAAGGATGGTCTGGAATAAAGTCACTGGTATTCCAGCAGCATTCACGGTTAGATTTGGGCATGAGTATCTGCTTTATATGTACAAAGGTAAACTTATTCCAGTTGCACCAGATGAACGCGGTAAAATACATACTGTTTTTACAGAACAAGTTAGGCGGCATAGCCAAAAGCCAGAGCTTTCATACGAAATTATCAATCGCCTTTATCCAAACTTGAAAAAACTTGAATTATATGCCCGTTATGAGCATCCAGGTTTCGATGTTTGGGGAAATGAAATGCCTGTACAGGAGGGATAAAAATGTTTTGTAAGCATTGCAACACGCTTATGCGATCAGTTATGAGATTTGAGCCGAATAAAAAGTCATATAAGTTATATCGTTGCCCGAAGTGCTATTCAGAAACAAAACCAATTCCGCTAATTTTTACTCCGCAAGAAATAGTTATGAAAACAAGGATGGCAAGAAAGAAAGCAAATAATAAAAAGAAAAATAAGACTGTGAGGAAATCAAATGATTATAAACGATAAAAGAGCGTTGGCTTATATCGTAACCGTTGATGAAGTCCGGCCTATCCCAAACTATGACAGAGTTGAACACGCACGAACTAACGGTTGGTGGTGTGTTATTCGACTTGGTGAGTTGAAGGTTGGCGAAAAGGCTGTGTATTTCGAGGTTGATAGCAAAGTGCCTGAGACTGATGAAAGATTTGCATTCCTTCAAGCAAAACATTACAAGATCAAAACACAGAAGATGTGCAAGGTCTACTCACAAGGGCTGCTCCTACCAGTTTCCATGTTCCCTGAATTGGACGGGTTAGAAGTTGGTAGCGATGTTACTGATCTGCTGAAAGTGACTTATGCTGTTGCAGAAGATAATGTGCGAAAGTCAAATACAGCAAACCCAAATGATAAGTATAAGGCAATGGCAGCTCGTCACCAAAAGATTTTCAGAAAGCCGATTGTGCGCAAGATTATGAGAACAAAAATCGGCAGAAAGATCATGTTCTTTTTCTTTGGTAAGAAGAAAGATAAGCCTCTTGCATTTCCTACTCATTTTCCATTTGTACATAAGACAGACGAGGAACGCTGCGAAAATATTCCGTGGGTACTTGGTTATGAAAGACCTCTGATTGTTACTGAAAAGCTGGATGGAACTTCATCTACATATATCATGGAACGCAAAGGGAGAAAGAAGTTTGAGTTCTATGTTCTTTCCAGGAACGTCCGGCAGAAATCCATTGACCAAAAGTGTTATCACGACAAGAACATTTATTGGGAAATGGCACTTAAATACAACATTGAGGCAAAGTTGAAGCAATATTTACTTGATAATCCAGAGCTGAAATATGTGTGTATTCAGGGGGAGTCCGTAGGTAGCGTTCAAGGTAATCCTCTAAAACTAAAAGAAGATGATCTATATGTGTTTAACTTCATTCGTTCTGATAAAGGGCGTTTATCATCGGTAGATGCAGAGAAGATTATTGTTGGTTTTGGTATGAAATTTGTTCCAATTCTCGATGTTGATTATCATGTGCCGAATGATATGGAGGAATTTAAGGAATATGCAACGGCGAAGTCTGTTGTCAATCCTAATGTAATGCGCGAAGGTGTTGTACTTCGTGATCCGACAAATGACTTTAGTTTCAAAAATGTTTCAAGAGAATATCTTTTGAAGCACAACGGTTAAGGAGAGAAAAATGGCACTTACTAAAGAACAAGAAAACAAATTTGATGAAGTGTTGCGTGACGCAATGAAAAAGCAATTTTACCGTGGGTTGTCTGTTGGCGCACAGTCTGTTAGTAAAGTTATTTATGATTTGCTTACAGACAGTTCGCTTCCACTTATGAAACGTCTTGAATCTGCGAAGAAGTATTGCGGTAGAAATCTACAAAACGGTAAACTTGTTATCAAAGATGAAAAGCAAGAACAAGCACCACAGGAAAAGAATAACGGTGAAGTTACAGAAGAAGAAATTAATCCCATAAGTGCAAAGAAAGATGAAGAATGAGTGATATTATCAATAAATACCATGACAACCCAATTTTGATTATGACTATTGGTTTGCCTGGTAGTGGAAAGAGTACATACGCAAAGAACATTGAGATTACCAATCCAGACGGAAGAACAACTCGACCTGTTATTCATTCGTCCGATGCTCTACGAAAAGAATTGTATGGAGACGAGGCAATCCAAGGCGATAATGGCAAACTGTTTAATGAACTTCATGCAAGAATTAAACGTGATCTTTCTTCTGGTAAAGATGTTGTTTATGATGCAACTTGCTTAAAAAAGAAAACCCGTATACAGTTCATTTCAGAATTAAAGAATATTAATTGCGAGAAATACTGTATTTGTTTTGCAACAACTTTTGACGCTTGTTTGCACAATAACAATCAAAGAGAGCGTAAGGTTCCTGTAGACGTTATCAAACGTATGCAAATGAGCTTTGCACCGCCTGATTTCAACGAGGGCTTTGACTATATTCAATTTGTGTTCTCATATCTTGACGAGAATAAAAACATTACTCATACACCACAAAAAGAATTTGATCTCCAATCGTATTTGAAAAAAGCAAATGGTTTTAGCCAGGATAACAAGCATCATACTCTTACTCTTGGTGGGCATAGCATTGCAGCCTATGAGTATGTGAAGAAACAAAGGCCAGATGATTATGCTTTGCAACTGGCAGCATTATTACATGATAATGGCAAACTGTACACGAAAACGCGGCTAAATTCAAAGCGTGAATTTGATGGAGATTACCATTACTACAATCATCAAAATGTAGGCGCTTATAATGCAATGTTTTACATAAACCAGATCGGAGCTTATAAAGATATGGTTAGAGTAATAAACCTTATCTATTATCACATGGCTCCATATATGGAATGGAAACAATCTGAAAAGGCAAAGAAACGAGATGTTGCTTTGCTCGGTGAAGATATGATGAATGATATTATGCTTCTTCATTTTGCAGATGAACAGGCACATTGATACAATTACACTCTTTTGAGTGATGATATATAGATACCAAATTATTTGGAGGTGGTTAATTTGTTTGTTTATTAACGGCATACCGCATTGGCTGTGATTTATTATGAAGCATAATGAAGATAAAAAATATGTTGTTTATTGCCATACTAATAAGATAAACGGCAAAAAGTATATAGGGATTACTTGCCAAGAATTAAATCAAAGGTTTAGAAACGGTAAAGGATATAAGAGTTCTCCACATTTTAATAACGCAATTAAAAAATATGGGTGGAGTAACTTTGAACATGAAATACTGTTTTCTGATCTTGATGAAAAAACTGCAAAAGAAAGAGAAATAGAAATGATTTCTCAATATAAAACCAGAAATACTGATTATGGCTACAATGTAACTCCTGGTGGCGAAGGTTATTCTGGTAGCGATAGCCCGTGGTTTGGTAAACATCACACAGAAGAAGCGAAAAGAAAAATGAGCGAAAGCAGAAAAGGTATACCAAAACCAGACGGATTCGGGATAAAAATAAGCGCAGCATTAAAAGGTAGAGTTTTCTCAAAGGAAACCAAAGATAAAATGAAAGACAACCATTATGATTGTTCTGGTAAAAATAATCCTATGTATGGTAAGAAACTGTCAAAAGAGCATATTGAAAAATTGAATCATGCTTCAAAATCAAAAGAAGCGATAGAGAAGATGAAGAAAAACAAAATCTGGTATTCTGGCGCTCAAAATCCAAATGCAAGACGTGTTATTTGTTTAGATACTGGCAAAGTGTATGAAACAGTTAAAGAAGCGTCGATAGATACTGGATGTAGTATGAGTAAAATATCTGCGGTATGTCATGGTAAAAGGAAACATACAGGTAATTTACATTTCCAAATTATAGAAGATGATTAGGAGTTAGTTAATGGACGCAAATAAAACAAATGTCTTTGAAACATTGAGCAAGATTGACCTATCTGACAAGTTCAAAGAGAAGAACGGCCTGAAATACCTCGCTTGGGCTTCCGCTTGGGCAGAAGTTAAAAAGGCTTATCCAGATGCAACATTCAAGGTTTATCCACAAGTTGATGAAAATGGCAACACCCGTTATTGGCACGATGATGGCCGTACTGGTTGGGTTGAAGTTGGTGTTACTATTGAAGGTCTTGAAATCGTTGAAACGCTTGCGATCATGGATTTTAAGAATAAATCTATTCCGGCAGATCAGATTACAAGC